CGTTATTACTAATAGTACCTATTTGAACAGCGTGGTTTACACCTGCACTAGCAACTTTAAATTTACCCACATCAGTTCCATTACCTTCCAATAATATTCCTACCGCACCTGATGCTTTATTCAAGGTAAGAAGTTCAGACGGGTCTGTCGTTCCGATTCCAACAGAATCATTACTTGATTTGAATGTCATCAATGGCGTAAACCCACCATTTGCTGGTCCTTGATAGATATGCAATAAACCTTGTGATGTACCTCTATCTGAAATAGCCCATCTAATATTATTCTCAGTATAACCTGAACCAAAACCAAAAAATATTTCAGCTACATCATTAGTACCAGTTGCATTAAGATGTAATTCACCTCGATTAGTACCTCTAAAAGCTCTACCTAATAATTGAAAATCTGCTTGTAGATTACCTGCAAAAGTTGCGGCACCACCTGTAGTTAGTACAAGAGCTGCAGTTCCACTATTAGCTTTAAACGCCCAGCTATTTGTTCCGCTTTGTATAAAGTGATTATCGTTATGAGCAAATGTTATTTTGTCATTAATAGTTATATTACCTGCAAAAGTTGTATCACTACCAATAATTTTTACAGCATCATTATCATTTCCACTACCTAAGTGTAGCTCCATGTCTGTTCCTTGTGCGTGTACTCTAGCATAGTTACTGTCCCAAGTCAAAGTACCTCTTGCAGCACCCCATTGAAATATTCCACTACTTGTAAAACGCCACATATTTGCAACATTGTTGTTGGTATCAATAAAAATATTTTTACCAGCACCAGCAACAATTCTCAGACTATCATCATCTGTTCTAAGGTAACTATGCTCTGCATCGTTCTTTTCAAAAACTATTTGTTTTGCATCAGCCGTATCATCTCTTGATAAACTTAAATATCCTGGCCCAAGTTCAGCGCTATTAATATCTCCTAATGAAGCACCTATACCAGCAGCTGAAGCGTGATTAACTAAGTAAGTAGTTCCTTTAACAGTTCCTGCAAAAATTGCATTAGTATTAAGTTTATAATATTCTATTATGTCCAGGTAGTTTGAACTACTAAAATCACTTGATGAACCTCCTGCATCAGCATGAACAATAAACTCATCGTTGTGTGCATGGTTTGCTTTTATAGCACCTATACCTATAAAGTTTTTAGTTAGCATATATATAGTATACTCATCTGACGCACTTACTTCTACTCTTATAGCACTATCAGTAAGTTTAACTGTTCCAGTTTGATAATAGTAGCCGTCAAATTCCACAGCACTACCTTGTGTAGCTGTTTTTGTACTACTAGCGTTAGAAGTTCTAAGTAATATATGAATTTCTCCTTGTTGTGCATATGATGCATTATACCCACTACCAGCAACTATACATAGATATAAGTTTCTACCCTGTTGACCAGCTTTCCAAGTACCTATTCTTTTGTAAGCAGTTCCACCACCAGAGTTCATACCTTGTGTTGTTGGCCATCCAATACCTTTACTAGGTTTAATAGTACCTGCAAAAGCTGCAGAGTTATCAGAGTTAAGTGTTAGAGTTCTTACGTAATTACTAGCATCTAAGTCTAAAGTTGAAGTTGTAGCCGATGAGTGTCCGAACTCTAAACCACCATCTACATTTTCTTGAGCTGCAATCATCCAGTTATAATGATTATTGCCTGTTGTAGCAAAATAAAATTCTGGTGAACTTGATCTAAGAACAAGGTGCTCATCAGAAATGTGCAGCTTAGCATTTACCTCTACGTCACCATTAAAATAACTTGTGCCATTATTATAAAAGTCAAAAGCAACATTTCTTGAACCAACGTATACACCTGGTGCTACTGTGTCTCCTCCAAAAGTTGCGAGTTGAGATGAATCAAAATCTAAAGCTGGGGTGCCACCAGTAACAAACCTCATTGCATTAGTACCTGTTCTTAACATACCAGTATCTAAATCTTGAGCAAAACCATAATCTGGTTGTTGATTATTAGCACCGCCCCAAACAACTATTCTTCCATGAGTAGCGTCTGCATTACCTACAGCTAATACTAAATTATCTTCTGTACTTGTCATATCAAAAGCTGCACCACCACCATGACTTGCGGTATTAACATGATGAAATTTAAAAAATCCTTTTTGTGCTGAAGGATTAGAACCCCCTTGATCACTAAATCTTATACCAGAACCTCCGCCGTTATTAGTATTATAAAGAGTTAATAAATCTCCTGGGCTAGAAAAAGATCCCGATATTGTCATAGGACCTACAAAAGTTGCAGCACCACCAGATGTTATGTTTAAAACTTCAGTCATATTAGAATTAGAGCCACTATTAGCTAAATTTAACGAGAAGTTACCAAAGCCATGAGCTGAACTGCCACCTGTTGTACTCGCGCCAGGTGTTACTAAGTTTAACTGCATATAGTTTTTACCTAAACCACCATAGTCATCAATACCTCTTGTACTGTGCATTGATATAAGGTTGTATACAGAGTTTGAAACTATATTTTTAGCAGATCTTATTATGCCATTAGTTGAATTATCACCCTCAAAAGTTGCATTTCCACCGCTTAATGTTAATGCTGATGCTGAGGTCGCATCACCTAAATAAGTTTGAGTACCATTATGACTTAATATATTTTCTGTACCCCATTTAATAGGTTTTGCATCGTCTAACTCTATTGCACCAGCTATATTTAAAGATGTACCTGTGCTAGCTGGATCTAAATAAAAACCTGTACTACCTTTGTCTCTAAATATATTAGCGTGAATTTCATTAGCACGAAAATGACCAGATTGATCATCTGGTATTCCAGTGGTACTATATTCACCATAATGCAAATGACCATTAGCGTCCATCCAAAGTGATCTAGATACTATACCTCCCCAATGAAAGTTTAGATTAGGAGAGTATTTATCAGCCGTTTGACCAGAACCTACATTGTCTCTTTCTAATATACTTATAGGTGAATTTTGCCAGTCATCATTATTAGTTAATGTTGTTTCAAAAGACGACATAGCACCAATAGCTGTAACACCACCGTTAACGGCTAAATTAAAATTACCCGTGCCAGCGTTTAGTAGTTTAAATATTAAATCAGAATTTACATTTGAGCCTAATTGGAGTGTAGAATTATTTGGAAAAGTAAAGTCGTAGTTGTTAACATCTGTGTTTGTTAATCTTAACACAGGATTTGTAAGAGAAGATTGCGCTGCAATAAAAGCTCCTTGTGGTATTCTTACATCCCCTCCAAAAGTTGCGGATTTATCATGCGCTAGAGTTAGCACTGTGCTTAATGTTGTATCTAAAGTTTTAAATTCTAATCTACTGTGTCTTGCTGATACATCAGTCCATTTACTTAATATTTGAGAACCATATACAGATGTTGTTCCAGTGTAATAACCACCCATGTTTATCATACCATGAGTATCTTCATCTGCTGGAGAAGTTGTAAAATGCAATAAATCTATTTGAGCACCACCAGCGCCTGTGTTTGTTGATTCTACTCTTATAGCGTCACCTGTACCTTTTATATGTAGTAAACCAGACGGCGTGCCAGTACTTCCTGTGTTTGATATAATTACTTTACCAGCAGATATTCTCATTCTTTCAGAACCACCTTCGTATAGTCTAATTCCACCAGTAGTACCATCACCAGCCCTTAGTTGCAATAAACCTGCGTTTCCATGTTCATTACCAGCTAAATGAATAGAAGCTCCTCTTACATCCGTGGCGTCACCACCACCCATTATTTTTAATTGCGCGTTATCAGAACCATCAGAAGTATTTGCTCCAATTTTAAAGTCAGTAGCTCCTCCTAAAATATTCGCTGCAAAAGTCGCGTTTAATTCTCTAAATCTTAATCCTGCTGTTGTTTTATCTGCCATATCTTTATATTACATATTATATTTTAACTTACTATGCCAAAAACTCCCATTACTTCATATGTTAGTTTAATTGTAGGTCCTACCGCTGCTACAGTATCATCTGCTTTAAGTTGTATTTCAAAATTTTTAGGATTTGTATTTCCTGTTGGATCTACTATTTTAGCTACTATAGCATCTGTTTTAGTATTATCTACCTCTCTTATAATCATACCAGGCTCATTGTAACCATTAGCTCCATTTTGTAAAAAGAACTCTCCTAAGTACGTTACAGCTGAGTGACTACTCCAATCTCCTGTACCAAATATTTTCACATAACAACTTGTGTGGTTTGCTAAAGAAACTGTTAACACCGTAGTAAATGTATTTTCTCCAATATTAACACTTTTAGAACCATGTAGAACTTTACCGTTTGAACTACCTACTTCTGATGTTCCAGCCACAGATATTTTGCCTGCAAAAATTGCTTCTGAATCATTTATTATTAATTTATTAGGGTCATCATTTGTTCCTAAATATAAATTACCACTATCTCTATTGTAATAATAAGCATGAATACCACTCTTCATGGCAAGAGCGCTTTTTCCAGTGGTTGTACCTTCATCAACATCACTTATGTATATTCTACCTGCACTACCTGCATCACCTACAACTTGCAAATTACCAACAGGTGCTGATGTAGTATTAACAGAAACGTTACCTACAAAAGCTGCGTTTAAAGTACCACCATCTAAAGTTAACGCTGTTCTTGTTGTGCTACCACCACTTCCATTATTGTGAGGCACACCAAAAGTCATATCAGCACCAAAGCTGTTATTAGCATCTTCAGTTAATTTTATGTGACCAACTCCAACACCTGCAGAGTGAGCATAAGAAAAAGAAAGAGTTGCTACATTTGCAGTATTAGTATCGTGGGTTGATGCATTAAGCGCTAAAGCAGAAGTTGTTGTTCCATTAACATTTACTATACCTCCGCCAAAAGTTCCTTCGCCTGCAAAAGTTCCATTACCAGAAGAATCAATATCAAATTTTGTAACAGTACCAACTCTAAATGTTAAATCTAAACTACTACCACAAAATATTCTCCAAAAATTATTATCCTCATTTTTAAAGAACAAAGAAGGTGATGCTCCAGAGTTATCATCTAAAGTTATATCACCTGCAAAAGTTGCGTTACCAGTGTCTCTTGCTATTGTTAACCTATCTGTTAATG